CAACGCAACGCCAACAACTGCAGGGAACAATGAGTACAGCATTGTTTGTACTTAATGGTGCGCTAGTCTGACGGCGAATCACCTTTTTTATGGCATTCGTCCTCAAGAAGTCAAATACTTACAAGTGGCCTGTTTCTGTGGATGTTCCTGTTGATGGGGGCAAACATGAACGGGTCACTTTTGATGTTGAGTTCAAAGACTTGACGCAAAGCAGACTTTTAGAGATTGCAGAGCTAAGCGCAGAGGGCAACCTGACGGATGTTGAGATTGCCCGTGAAGTGATGATGGGGTGGATTGGTATTGAGGATGAGAACGGCAAGGAGTTGCCGTACAGCATCACAAAGCGAGATGAGCTGTTGGATGTGCCGATGATGGCAACGGCAATCGCTGGGGCTTATCTAGAGAGCAAGCAGGGAGCCAAGAGAAAAAACTAAGCGAGGCCGTTGAGTATCTGTTCAGCGGTCCAGGAGACCAGAGCCAGTTAAAGGCAGACGCCAAGGCGTTTGGCTTGGTGCTGCCTGAAGCAAAAGAGAAGCACTTTGAAGTATGGGAGGAGAATTGGCCCGCTGTTGAAATGTTCTTACGTTGTCAGACGCAGTGGCGCACAACAATGTCTGGCGTTTGCGGGCTGGACTATACAGCTGTGCAATGGCTGTTTAGACTGTATGAAGTCAAGGATCCGCCAGCCGTGCTAGAGGACTTGCAAATCATGGAAGCGGCGGCCATGAAAATTTTGAATAAGGAGAGCAAGTGATATGACTGCCAAGTTTGGGATGCTGATCAGCGCCAAAACGACTGGTGCAAACGATATAAAACGCCTTGGGAACTCCATGCAGGGCGTGCAGGGCAAGGCCAAGAACCTTGGCAATGCGGTCAAAGGCGTTGGTACAGCATTCAAGGCGCTGTTTGCTGCTGCTGCAATTGCTGGCTTTAGCCGTCTTGTTACGGGTGCTATTGATTCTGCAGATGCCTTTGGAAAGCTCAGCACCAGAACTGGCATTGCTGCGAACAAGCTCCAAGCGTATGCAAACGCAGGCAAGTTAGCTGATGTAAGTCAAAGCGATCTTGAGACCGGCCTGCGCACCTTGGCGCGTACACAGGCTGAGGCTGCTGACGGGGTTGCAACGTATGCAGATGCTTATGCAAAGCTTGGCGTAAGCGTCAAAAAAGCAGATGGCAGCCTGAAGCCTTCTGACCAGCTGCTGGGTGAGATCGCAGACAAGTTTGAGGATTTGCCAAACGGGCCTGAAAAAGCAGCTGTTGCAATGGATATCTTTGGCCGTTCTGGGTCAAAGTTAATCACGTTATTGAACGGCGGTACTGAGGCGCTCGGGAAATTTAACTATGAGACAAGCGAGAACTTTGCAAAAAACGCTGAGTTTTTCAATGATCAAATTTCAATTCTTGCGATTCAGTTTGACGGGTTCAGGCAGCAGCTAGCTGACTTTTTGTTGCCAACGCTTAACTCAATCATCCTGGCGTTTTCTGAAATGCTCAGCTCTGAAAATGACATGACTGGAATGTTTCAGGCGCTAGATGTTGTTATCAAAGCGACTGCTGTCTCTATCGCTGCGACTGCAATGGGGATTACTGAGATTGTTATCCAAACCGGGAACCTTGCAAGGATTCTTGGGTCTCTTGCAATGGAGGATTTTGGTGGTGCCTTTGAAGCAGGTAAGGACGTTTTCAAAGGTGGTGGCGAAAGGTATGAAACTAACAAGCGAATAATGGATATGTTGATAGGCCGCGTGGAAGCGCCTGTTGACACTAATAAGCCATTCACCCCACTACAAACCATTGATCTGCAGACTGGCGGGAGCCAAGAACTAACGCCAGGACAGAAAACAGAAAAACGCAATGCGGCTTTAAATAAAGGCTTAGACATAACGCTTAAGCAAACTGCAAGTTTTGCAAAAATGTTGCAAGGTTTGAAAGACGAAGAGCGTTTGCTTCAAGCAAGGATCTTAGGTAAAGAGAAAGAAGTCGCGTTAGACATGAAGGTTGAAGAGAATACAAGAGGAATGACTCCAGAGATTGCGGCAGGCGTTGAACAACGCATACGAGGTAATGCAGCATTGCAAGACACAATTGATAAAACAAAAGATTTGAATACAAATACCGAAAAAACTAATACTCTTTTTGAGTCAATTAAAACGACTGTCGCAACAGGTTTGAACAACGCAATCATGGGCTTGATTGATGGAACAAAGTCATTAGGCGATTCTTTGTCTGGCGTATTAAGGCAAATGGCTTCTTTGTTTTTGCGGGCTGGGATCGGTAGCTTTGGTTCTGAAGGAAAACCAGGCACTGGGTTGCTGGGTCTGTTTGCCAAGGGCGGCGTTTTTGCACAGAACAACGTTGTTCCTTTTGCTTATGGCGGAGTCGTCAACAGGCCAACCTTGTTCCCGATGGCAAATGGCATGGGGCTTATGGGAGAGGCTGGCCCTGAAGCGATCATGCCTTTGCGTCGTGGGCGTGGCGGTCGCCTTGGGGTTGAGGCTGCAGGTGGTGGCGCAAGTAACGTAGTGGTTAACGTTGATGCTTCTGGCTCTTCGGTTGAGGGCAATGGCGATCAAGCCGCGCAACTTGGCAAGGCTATTGGCATTGCAGTACAACAGGAACTGATCAAGCAAAAACGACCTGGAGGCTTATTGACTAGCTAATGGCTATTTTCCCAGATATTGACCCTGACTACGGCGCTCAAAAGAACAGTGCTCCAGTTGTTCGTAAAGTGCAATTTGGGGATGGCTATGAAACCAGATTGACCTATGGACTCAATCAAAATCCAAAACAATGGTCTTTGTCTTTTGTAAACATTACAGAGGCAGACTCTGACACGATTGAGACATTCTTAGACGCTCGCGCTGTTGACAACGCATCATTTGATTGGCAGCCGCCTGGATCGTCCGTTGCTTACAAATGGGTTTGTGAGAGCTGGTCAAAGTCGATCCCGTATGCAAACCGCGCCACAATTCAAACAACCTTCCGCGAAGTATTTGAACCGTAATGGCTGTTGCTGCCTGGGCCGCTAGTACCGCTTTTTCTGTTGGTGACATTCGTCGCGCTACAACAGAGCAAGCATCTGGCTTGTTCTTTCGGTGTACGACTGCTGGTACGTCAGCGGGATCTCAACCCAGCTGGCCGACAGACATTGGCAGCACAATCACTGACAACACTTGTGTTTGGACAGCGATTGCTTCTGCATACGAAGAGCTGTCAAAGCTCAATCCCAGCGCAATCATTGAGCTGTTTGAGGTGCATTTAGATAGCACGCTGCATGGCAGCAGTGATGTTTACCGTTTTCATGCAGGTGCAAATGCAGCCATTGACGGCAATGTTGTCTTCAACGGCAACACCTACACCCGCATTCCGGTCAAGGCAGATGGCTTTGAATTTACGAATACCGGGACGCTGCCTCGCCCCACACTGGCGATCAGCAATCTTGACGGCACAATGACCACCTTGCTGCTGCTAGTTAACGCAACAACAGCAGGCAATGATCTTGGTGGAGCGGAAGTTCGTCGAATCCGGACGTTAAAGAAGTTTCTAGACGGTGAAGCAACAGCCGATCCAAACGCTAAGTTCCCTGATGAACGGTGGTATATAGATCGAAAGAGTAATGAGTCACGAGACAGCGTGACCTTTGAGCTGGCAAGCAAGTTTGATCTTGCGGGTCAAAAGCTGCCAAAGCGTCAGATCGTTGCAAACGTATGCCAGTGGGTTTATCGCAGCTCGGAATGCAGTTATACGGGCAGCAACTACTTTGATGTGAACGGCAATAGCGTCAGCACATTGGCGCAAGATGTTTGCGGCAAGCGCATTGGTAGTTGCAAGCTGCGATTTGGCAATAACGGTCAACTGCCCTTTGGGTCGTTCCCTGGAGCAGGACTGACCCAATGATGAAATTAACAACAGCAATGAAAGCTGAGATTCTTCAGCACGCAAAAGATGAGTTTCCGCGTGAGTGTTGTGGCTTGGTTGCTGTAGTTAAAGGGCGTCGGCGTTATTTCCCATGCCGTAATATCGCTGAAACGCCTGACGAGCACTTTATTCTTGACGGCTGGAACGAAGTGGAGGACAAGGGTGAAGTGGTTGCTGTTGTCCACAGTCACCCCAAAACAAATCCCGCCCCATCACCTGCCGATAAAGTCGCGTGCGAAAAGTCAGAACTACCCTGGTTCATCGTCAATCCCAATACTGAAGGCTGGGGCTACTACGAGCCAGTTGGGTTTGAGTTGCCGTATGTGGGGCGTGAGTTTGTTCACGGCGTAGTGGATTGCTACAGCCTTTGCCGTGATTGGTATGGCAGGGAGTGGGGATTGAAATTGCAAGACTATGACCGTCGT